AGTTTTAGAACTGGATCTACAGTTTCTGATGATCTTTATAATTTTTTAGCAGATAGTGTTAAAGCTTTTGACGATGAGGCTGCTAGACAATTTGCAACAATACAAGAGGTTACAAACTCAACTTTAGGTAAACAAAAGAATTTTATACCAACGAATAGTATTACGGATGTAAAAGAGTTAATTGAATCAAGTTTTCCAGCAAGAAATTTGGCTAATGCTGAAGATTCAATAGCACAAAAATTGTTAGATGATTTGAACGAGTTTGGCAAAAAAACTAATTTTAACCAAGTATATACCTTAAGAAAAAAATTATTAGATGTTTCAAAGTATACAGGAGATAATTTAGTTGATGTTAATATTGGTAGAACCATTGATAATTCTACAAGATTAACTCAAATATTTAAACTTGCTGGAAATAAATTAGATAACATTCTAACTGAAACAGAATTAACGGCTTTTGCAAAGGCAGCAAAAAACTTAACTAAAGCAGACGAACAAAAATTAGCTTTAGCCGCTAGAGAGTTGCCAAGTGCTAGAGAGTTTTTTAAAGAGGGTATGAAACAATTTGAGAGTTTATCATCAACATTATCAATACCTAGCTTAGTTGGACTTGTTCGTGGTGCGGCAAGAACAGGAGAAGTGCCAACTGTTTCGCCTGGCCTTGCAATGAAAATGGTAACACCAGGAAGCACTAAAGCTTTAAACAATTTAAAACAAGCTATGACACAAGGTGCAAATGCACCAGGTGAGGCAGCCTATAATACAATTAAAGAAGAGATAGGAAAATCATGGTTAAGACACACCATGCAAACAACTGGTTTTGACACAGCCACACCAAAAATATTTAAGCCAAGCGTTTTACAAAGGGAAGTTGATGAGCTTGGAGATGTTGGAAATGAATTATTTGGAGCACAAACTTACAATCAAATTAAATCTTTTGCTAGACAATTTGATGATTTGAAAATAAGCAAATTAGATGATGAAACCCTAATACAAGCTTTAGATAATGGGCTACAAGTTGGTATTAGAGATGCACTCGCCACTGCAATAGACGCTGCGAAAAAATTAAGTACATTTAAGAATTTAAAAGTTAGAAGAGGTATTGCAAATAGAAATCTTAAAGCAGATGAAGCGGCAGATGTTGTTGCAGCACCTGGCGTAACTAAGTTTGAACTTGAAGAAATTATGAGATACTACGAAGGTGATGAGGGAGCTTTAAAAACAATAAGAGGTCATTATCTTGAGTCGATGTTACAAGATGTTGGTGCTACTACTAATGCAAAACAAATGAAGGAATTAGCACTTAGAATAGAAAAAGCTGACAAAAATAAAAAGTTAAATGTAATCTTTGGTGATGATACTGGAGAGCAAATAAGAAAATTTGGTAAATTTGTTGAACTTGCGTCAAAAAATACATCAGATAGTTCATTGGTTGCTGGTGGAATCACTGCATCGTTTTTTAATAACATTGGTAAAATTTTAAGAATTACTGCTATTGGCCAAATATTTACTGGCAAAAGAGCTATTGACGATATAATTAAAGCGGGTAAAGAGGCTTCAACTGGTGGAGAAGCAGCCAAACGTAAATTTGCAGATATGGTCACTGACTACTTTAGAGTTGGTCAAGGTGTAACACAAAGTATGCAAGAAGGCGTAAGAGATGCAGAGAGTCAATTAACAGCATTAGCTAAAAATACTGGAGTAACACAAGCAGTCAATCGAGGTTTAGGACAAATAACAAATCCTGTTAGAAATGTTGCACCACCAGCTGCGAACACAGCAGTAGGAAATATAGACGTAACAGACCCAGGGGTAGCTTCTGTTTTAGGTTTAAATCCATCAGATGCTGCTATAGCTGGTAGACAAATAAGAAGAAGTAACTTGATGAGACAAACACCATGAACATAGATGAGTTAAGAGAAGAGATAGCACAAGATGAGGGTGTAAAAAAGAATGATTCTGGACAACATATCGTGTATCTTGATCACTTAAATTTAGCAACTGTTGGAATAGGGCATTTGGTAACTGAATGGGATGATGAGTATGGCAAACCAGTCGGTACACCTATTACAGATGAACGTGTAAACGAACTATTTGCAAAAGATATTGAAACAACAATATCAGAGTGCAAAGAATTATTTGACAACTTTGATGAGTTACCAGAAGAGGTAAAAAAAATCTGTGCGAACATGATGTTCAATATGGGCAGACCACGTTTGAGTGGATTCAAAAAATTTCGTGCTGCGATAGCAAACAACGACTGGCAGGAGTGCGCCGTTCAGATGGAAGACAGCCGTTGGCACAAACAGGTAACAAACAGAGCGAATCGCCTAATATCAAGAATGAGAGCGGTCGAGAGTACCTAATCCCAACGTCTTGACGTTGCTTGTAATATCATGTTTTTCATATTCTTTATCAACCATTAATCCAATTTGTTGACGTATATTTCTTCGCTCTTTATCGCAAATAGCTTTAAGTTTATTGTAGGTTGAAACGTCTATTCCTATTGACTTGAACTTTGATGGGTCTGCCATTATACTACCTCCATGACTTATAAATACCCAATTATACCCAAAAAAACCCGAAGACCAAACAAATATTTCGCAAAAAAAACTGTGGCTATGGGATTAAAGTTTGACAGTAGATGGGAAGCAGAGCGTTGGGGTCAGTTAAAATCTATGGAAAGAGCTGGTATAGTTACACAATTAGAGCGTCAAATAAAATATGAATTAAGTATTAATGATGTAAAAATATGTGATTATATTGCAGATTTTAGATACCTTCTTGAAGAAGAAGATGGGTTGTCCAAGTTGGTGATTGAAGATGCAAAAGGTATTTTGACACCTGAATTTAAATTAAAAAAGAAGATGATGAAAGCTATACATGGTATAGACATTCATCTCTCCTATAAAAATAAGTCTAATTAATTTTTATTTTTATCATCTCCTTTATTAAATCTTTTTTCAAGCTCACGTTTCATAATCTCAAGCTTTGACATATTCTCTTTATTAATAGAACTGCCAGGGCCATTTTTATAATTTCTTCTGCGTTCTATTTCGTTATTAGCCCAAATAAGTCCACACTTTACAGAACAGAAGTTACCAAATTTCATTACAAATTTATGAGTATAACATTCCGTTTCATAGTAAATCTTATTATCTGCTCCTTTTCTTGGCACCTCTTTTTTTACTGGTAAGTTACCAGTGTATCTCTCATTAGGTTTAGTACCATAAAAAGTTTTAGTTTGAGGCTTTGACTCTCTTTGACAGTTATAACAAGTTACAACATGACTAAGTTCTTTAGGTCCAGATTGACTATCATCTCTCATTTTTTTCTCCAAAAACTTTTTTCATTTCTAAATTACGAAGTTGCTCTAATTGCTCATTAACTTTACGCTTCTCTCTTCTTGCGTATCGATAATCCTTTGTCATCAATGCAACAGTTGAAGCAATAGACCTTTCATCTTCCTTTGCAATTTTAACGAAATCAGCATAAACATTTCCATGAACATTGAGAGATTTAAATTTATTTTTCTCTTCTAACTCCTCAAGTTCATATATAGGGTCCATATAATTGCCATCTGGATCAGCAAATTTTTTCTCAAAAAAATTATGCAGTTTTTGATGAGCCTCTGCAATAGTAATGACACCATTCTCTGCTTCTTCAATAATTTTTCTTGAGATTTGATCCCAAGTTTCATTTGGCTTTTTTACCAAATGTTGCCGTATCTTTGGCTTTCTAAAAAATTTACCCACTTTATCCTCCATATGTAAAATTAAGTAAAAATAATTAAAGTATGTAACTATACATAATAGTAAATAAAATTAATGCAAGTATTTTTTTTTAAATTTAATTATTGACATTTAGGTTATGTGTGCCTATGTTGTAGGTATCTAGTGTCTATTTTATATAAAGAGAAAGGAATAATTATGGATTTAGATTTTTTACATATGCCTTTACAGGATTTGTTCAAGTATCGTGAAGACTTGAAGAACCAAATCCAAGCGTTAAAGGATAAACAAGCTCATCTTAATGATGATCTTGCAATTAGGTTTGGCAACACTGCAAGAAACAAACTTGCAGATGATGGCAAAGATTATGGCTCTGTGACATTACATGAGCATGGCTATAAAGTTAAGGTTAGCTTGAGGCAAAAAGTTACTTGGGATCAAGAAGGTCTTGCACAATCTTTAATGGATATGAATGAAGATGATGCTAGGCACTATGCTAAGATTACTTATGGCATTGATGAGCGTAAGTACAACAACGCACCTCCTGCTATCAAAGCAAAACTACAAGAACACAGAACTGTAGAATTAACTGGTACATCTGTGGATATTACGGAGGATACTAATGGCTCTTAAGATTATTACTGCTGATGAGAGGTTAGCAGAAAAGCGTGGTCATAAGATTGTAGTTTGTGGTCAAAGTGGTGTGGGTAAGACAACTCTTGCCCGTACACTTGATCCTGATACTACTTTGTTTATGGATTTAGAGGCTGGAGATGCAGCCATCAGTGGCTGGCCTATTGATGTTATCCGTCCTAAAACTTGGCAAGAGTGTAGAAACTTTGCTTGTTTTTTAGGTGGCCCTAATCCTACTGTCAATGAAGACCAAGCATATTCACAAGCAAACTATGATGCAGTTTGTCAAATCTATGGTAATCCACATGAACTATTAGCTAAGTACGATACTATCTTCATTGATAGTATTACTGTAGCTGGTCGTCTGTGTTTTCAGTGGTGTCAAAACCAACCTGATTGCAAGACATCAAATGGTCGATTAGATACAAGAGCTGCTTATGGTATGCAAGGTAGAGAAATGATGGGGTGGTTAACACATCTTCAACATATCAGAGACAAGAATGTTGTCTTTGTTGGCATCTTAGATAGCCGTGTTGATGAGTATGGTCGCCCATTACATGAACTCCAAATTGAGGGTTCAAAGACAGGTAGGGAACTACCAGGCATTGTAGATGAAGTCATTACAATGGCAGTTATGCAAGGTGATGAGAAGACACCACCTTACAGAGCCTTTGTATGTCAAACTCTTAATGAATGGAACTATCCTGCCAAAGACCGATCTGGTAAACTAGAGTTACTAGAAGAACCACA